GAGTTCAACCTCACTCTTGCGGATTTAATAAAGATTAAAAATAATATCTGCCCCATTTTGGGCTGCGAAATACTATATAAGTCAGGAGTAGATAATAAAAGATCTGCATCATTAGATAGGATAGACCCAAATAAGGGCTATGTACCAGACAATGTTAAGATTGTCTCTTTCGAAGGTAATGCATTAAAAAATAAAAACAATATTAATTCTATGATTGGAGTAATGCAGTATTATAAAAATATCACTACTCCAGATCAGAGAACAGAAGAATCGCGGCAAAAATTAATTGATCTTGTTAAAGACTTTTAGTAATTCTTGCTCAAAAGATTTGTCTCCACTATACTCGATATTTATTTGTTTTGTATTTTCCTCGCCTTTAATTATAATAGTAATATATGGTAAATCATATTTCGCGCAAGTCATCGAAGCGAGAGACACTAAACAAGAGTCGCAAATCTTCATTTGCTTCCCATCTTCAGCAATCATATTAAAATAAACAAGCTTACGAACAGTGAAGAATAATAAATAATCCTCTTTACTATACGCCAGTTCGCACCCCTCACAACGAATCTTCTTCCTGCAAGTCTTGGGGTTCACAACTGTAACTTGAAATTTGTTCCTCATTATATATAATACATGTAATTAAAATAGTAAGGCTAATTAAAATGTCAAAAAAAGATAACTCCCCCCACGTTTCTCAAAAAGACAAAGTAAAAGATGACTTTGAAATTCGTAAATTAAAATGGACCCCGAAACAAGAACAAATTATTCAAGCGGCCTTAGACAAGTCTACTAATATAATCATTCTAGATGGGCTTCCCGGCACAGCCAAGACTCTACTGAGTGTTTATTGCTCGCTAGAATTACTAAAGGCTAAAAAGATTTCTGATATTGTATATATCCGATCCCTAATTCAAAGCACAGATGGTCAAACTGGCTTCTTAACTGGCGACTTAGACGAAAAGACTTTCTTCTATAACGTACCTCTATTTGATAAGCTAGAAGAATTACTAAATAAATCCAGCATCGAATTACTAAATAAGCAAGAAAGGATCAAAACTTACCCTGTTTCTCTGCTTCGCGGCTATACCTTTAACGTTAATTCCGTTATTTTGGATGAGGGTCAGAACATGATGTTTGATTCTCTTGTAACGGCGGCAACCCGAATGGGTAAATTTAGTAAGCTATTTATTTGTGGTGATACTATTATGCAAAATGACCTAGGCAAGAAGTCTGGGTTCAAAGAGTTCTGTGATATCTTCCAAGACCAAGATAGCCGAGACAATGGCATTCAATACTTTAAGCTTGGGCAAGAAGATATTATGAGAAGTGGTATTACTCGCTTTATTGTTGATAAGATTACTAAATACAAGTCAATCATTCATTAAACTTTTGTTTCATCCTTTGGTGGATGAGTCTTGATAAAGTGTTCGCGCATTTAGTTACTTTTGTTTCTGATTCTTGCCAGAAAAATGCGTGTAATACTTCATGTATTAGAATGTTGACTGTCTTTTGTTTGGTTAATTTAGGGTCAATCTTTATCTTTGGATTCTCCATCTCTGGGGAATCGCATATACCGTAGCACCCTTTAGGGGGTTTGACCCAATTAATGGTGTATTCAACTTTTTCGTAATTCTTAAATGAATACTTCATTCTATTACAATTACACTTGCTTTTTTACCGTTATTAAACTATAATAAATTAATGAATTATGCAAAAAATTTACTGCTCTCAATGTGGAAATCCTAATTTGTACGCTCAAGCAAAGCCAAAGTTTTGCTCTGCGTGTGGCACAGCATTCTATGGTGTTATCGTAGAAAAGCCACAAGATAAAAAGGCAAGAGAAAACAAAGTTCGCGCTCAAGAAGAGTATGACGAGCAGGACGATGATGAAAGCGATGATGAAGAAAATGATGCATCAATTCCTGATTTAAAAAATGGTTTAGAAGTTGAGTATCAAGCGGAAGGCCCAAGAAAAGAATCTCTTGCAAAGATTGCCGCAACAATGCCAGACAGCATGGCAGGTTTTGGGGCAAGAGGAGCAGAAGGTCTCTCTGTAAAAGATACTCTTAAAATGTTTAAAAAAGAAGCCGGTACATTAAGGCAAAAATAAAATGGCTCAAAAAGTCCAAAAAGAAACCTTTGAAAAGAACATTGCTATCGTAGACGAAGAAATTCGCAAACGCAAAAACAAGTGGAACCTTGCCGCATTGTCTTGGATTGATTTCGAGGACGTTGAGCAGATATTGAGGATTCATATTTATAAAAAATGGAGTCTATACGATCAGAAAAAACCCCTTGCCCCTTGGTTAAACATTATCATATCCAATCAAATAAAAAACATTATAAGAAACAACTATGGTAATTATGCCAGACCTTGTTTGAAGTGTGCGGCGGCAGAGTGGGATGATTCTTGTTCAATATATGGAGAACAGTGTAAGAAGTGCCCCTTGTATGCTCATTGGGAAAACAATAAGAAAGACGCTTTCAATACAAAAGTAACCCTCCCTCTTGAGAATCATATTAAAGAAGTTCACGACATGACTAACGAAGGTTTTGACCTTCTAAGAAGTACTCAGAGTTTATCATCAGCATTAAGAAAAGTATTAAAGCCAGCAGAGTGGATAGTTTATGAAATGCTTTGCTTGAGAAATCAGAGAGAAGAAGAAGTTGCAAAAGTTCTAGGATTCAAGACCACTGAAAAGAATCGTTCCCCCGGATACAAGCAAATAAAGAACTTAAAGCGTTCTATACTTGTAAAAGCTAAGAAGTGCATTGTGAATGGAGAAGTAGAAATTTATGGCTGAAAATGAAAACCAACCTCAAGAACTTAATGACCAACAGCGACTGGCAATTTTAAATGAGTGGAACAATCGCCCTACTAATCCTCCTTCTTTGCTTGAACTTGTTAGGGTTGCTTTTCCTAACATTGAAGGCGCAGACGGTAGAAGTTGGCACGGCAAGAAAGTTAAAGAGTTCTTATCCACAAGACAAATTAAAGCAAGGGCTTCGTATGAGTACTTGGCAAAAGATAAGATTGAACTATCTCCAGAACAAAAAGAGTTTACTGCTAACAATGCAGGTTCAATGGGCGCACTTGAGATTACTAAAAGTATTTTCAATAATCAAAACCTTACTAGCCTCAGTCAAGAAACTCGTACTGTAATTGATTTCATTAAGACTCTTGACCAGAAAGTAATTCAAGCAGGTCCAGTCTCACAAAGAGATACAGAGAGTCTTGCAGATTCTCAATACATGCCGCCAAAGACTTTTGAGCGCATGCTTTTTCGAATCAACAAGTATGTTCATGAAGGTATTGATAAAGATAAAGTCACTTCACGCCAGAAGGCTTCTGTTAATGCTATCATTGGATACATGCACACTTATCGTTTCTTGCATCAGATAAATAGTTACTCTTCTAACATTGATCGTGAGTTATTTGAAAGCTCTTTTGTTCGTTATACATTTGATAAACCAGACCTCACTCAAGAAGAAGTAGATCAATACATTGTTCTAGCTACTGAAGTAGTTATCTCTGCTAATATTCAAGAGACAATTCAAACTCTTCAAAATCAAATTGATGTAGAAATTGATGGCGGCGGCAAATTGCCAATGGCTCTCATTGAAGCAATCAGTGGAGCAAGAGACGAATATAACCAATCGACCATTCGCCAACAAAAACTTCTTAATGACCTTAAGGTAAAGCGAAGTGATCGTCTTAGCAAGCAAATAAAAGAGAACGCCAGCATCCTTAATCTAGTTCAAATGTGGAAAGAAGAAGAATCTCGTATGCAATTATTAAAACTTGCTGAAAGGAGAAAGGCGATGGTAAAGAATGAAATAGATCGCCTCTCTACAATGGATGAAATCAAGTGCCGTATCTTAGGAATTTCAGAGGACGAGGTGTTAAATGGCTGAAACATGTAAAATATGTCAAAAAGCTTATGAGGTAGATGCAGACTTTAATCGCCATCTCAAAGCTCACAAACTAAGAGTAATAGAGTACTATCAACAACATCATCCTCGCTATGATGCTTTCGATAACTCCATAATTATTTACAAGAATAAAGAGCAGTACTTTAATACTGACTTTAACAATAAAAATAATCTAAAAAACTGGCTCAAAGCTCAATCACTAGAGAAACAGAAAGAGTACTGCAAAGACTTTCTCATCAAGAGAAAAGAAAAGAAAGGTCTAGCATATACTCCATCTCAAGTTGAGCTTCGCAGTGTCTTGAGCCCGAGCGTTATTTACTTACAAGAAATTTTTGGTGATTATTATCAGTTCACTGGAGATCTTGGATTTAAAAATAAATACATATACCCAGAGAGTTTAGATAATTTAGCACCATTACAAACCAAAGGGTCAATCATTTACATTGATACGCGAGAGCAGAAGCCGTTTATATTTAATATGGCATCTGAAGTTCGTACTCTTAAGTTTGGAGACTATGGGTTTAGTCATCCAAGTTATGATGGCAAGCTTTACTTTGAGAGAAAGTCTATTTCTGATTTCATTGGAACACTAAGCGCCGGTTACGAAAGGTTTTGTCGAGAGATTGAGAAAGCCAGCGAAGCCAAAGCTAACATGGTTATCATTGTAGAAGAGAGTTTAAGTAATGCTCTGTCTTTTAATTATCTTCCTCATGTATACAAGAAAGCTACAAAGGTAAACCCTGAGTTTATATTCCATAATGTCAGAGAGTTGATTCAGAAATATCCCCATGTGCAATTCTTATTTGCAAAAGGGCGCAAAGAGTCTGTTCGAATCATAGAAAAGATGTTCTCTACTGATGAGAACTTTTTTAAATACGATCTCCAGCTTTGCTACGACCTAAAAATGCTATAATATGTGGTATACCCCAGAGAAATACAATAGAATAATCCCAAATCTAAATGATGAATATTCTAGACTAAAAGATACTCTTGAAGATAAGGAAGCTAAGATAACTTTAGCTAAGTTTTTGCGTTCAAATATAGGGATAACTACAGAGCTAATTTCTGGTATAAAATTATGGCCTTATCAAGAGATTGTAATTAAAGGAATGTTGAACCGAAATTTCTGCATGAACGTGTGGGGTCGCGGTGCTTCTAAATCTTTCTCTGCTGCGGTGTTTTGTTTCCTACAATGCATCTTTGAACCTAAGAGCAAAATCTTAATTGCTGGCCCAACCTTCAGAACAGCAAGAAGCATTTTCAATTCAATAGAAAAGATTACCGAATCTAAAGGCGCAGACCTTTTGATGCAAGCATTCGGCGCAAAGTCAAAGCGTAATGATGAATACGACTGGTCAATTAACGAAGGTTCAATAAAAGCTATTCCTCTAAGCGGCGAAAAGATTCGCGGTTTCCGCGCTAATGTTCTTGTGCTTGATGAGTTTCTCTTATTGCCAGAAGACATCATCAAAAATGTATTAATGCCCTTCTTGATCGTGCCTCAAGACATTAAAGAACGTATTAGTATTCGCGAACAAGAGAATGAATTAATTGCACAAGGCGCAATGACTGAAGCTGACCGCATGGAGTTCAAGAATACTTCCAAAATGATCGCTCTGTCTTCTGCTTCTTATACTTTTGAGAACCTCTATAAGACTTATAAAGAGTGGTGCGATAATATTTATTCAAAGGAGCCAACAAGTGCTACTTATTTCGTTTCTCAATTAAGCTATGAGTCTCTTCCTCCAGAGATGATAGATTCTTCAATTACAGAAGAGGCGCAAAACGGCGGATCTTCTCACGCTTCTTTCTTGAGAGAGTATTGCGCTCAATTTACTGATGGTAGCGACTCTTACTTCAGCATGAAGAAGATGGAAGAATGCACTCTTAAGTTTGAAGAGAGACCTCACTCCCAAATTAGAGGAGATAGCGGCAAGCAATATATCTTAGCAATGGACCCCAACATGAGCGACAGTCCAAATGCTGACTATTTTGCAATGGCTATTTTGGAAATAGACAGAGAAAACAAAAATGACGTTCTCGTTCATGCTTATGCTGGTCTTGGCAGTTTAAATACTCACATTAAATACTTTCATTACTTAATGACTAGCTTTAATATTGTTTATATCATATGTGATAATGCTGGTGCTGATATTTTCTTCAACACTTATAATGAATCTCAGTTTGTAAATTCAGAATCTGAGAAGATTAAGTTTATTGACTTTGATTCCGATCTTGAAGGTATTGAATACACAAAGATGGTTCAGAAAGCCAAGAGTCAATATAACCTTGAGAATAAACAAATAGCAGTAACTCAAGTGTTCACTACTACCTTCATTAGAAGAGGTAATGAAAATCTACAAGCGGCAATTGACTATAAGAAAATCTGGTTTGCTTCAAAGACAGTAGCTAACGAAACCTTCTTTAATGAAGAAATAAATAAAAGA